CACCACGGCACACACCTAATAATTAACCTTCTAACATAAAAAGAATAAGGAGAGTCTCTCATGGCGCTTATGGCAGGTAAAGACAGCACAGGCATTCCACGGTCTGCGGTGATTGATGATATCACCCGGTTCATGGTTTCGCTTCAAGCAGATGAACATCGAATCCATTTAGGGAAACAATTTGTCGCCAGCTACGTTCAATCCGTAACTGACACGAATGATATTTCCGCAATCGTTTTTAACACGCCAGCCCTGACACCACTGGTTGGTAATCGAAAATACATTCACATGATTGTTGAAGGTCAGTCGCTGGATCAGGCTGAGTTCAAATTTATTGAAAAACCTTCAGTTGATGAAGCAGAGAGTACCGCTGTGATCGTACCTTTTAATCGCTTCCGGGGCCACAGCAATGTGTCCTTACTAACTGACGCTGAGCCGGTCAAAGGTACCGGTGGAGTATTTGAGTGGACAGGCGTTGGTGAAGAGGGTGACTCCTTCTCAATCGGCGTTGATCTTTTTTCTGTTCATGCGATTGAAGGCTCCGCACCCGCTGGCTCATTTTGGGTAGACCTTGGTGATGCGCAAGCCGCTACGATGGTTACAAACGCAACAGCCGCTATTGACGCAGCCCAAGCCACAACTGGAAATGACGCAACCGTTGAAGCCACCGATGGTGCTGGCAATACGATTGACGTTATTGCTGACGGTTTTGGAACCGTTGGAAATCTCACACTCGCAGTCGTTGTCGGGGCGAACATGGCCGCTGCCGTTTCAATTACCGGTGGTATTGGCGCACCCAATGATGGTGGGGATACAGAGATTTATGGTGTTGCAAACTCGCTCACAGTGCTGGACAAGACGGATGCCGCAAATGCGAATATCACAACCACGATTGCACTGGTTGATGAAATCGTTGGGCTGGCAGCCGCTACCCCGGCGAAAGACTCACAAGCGGGTCTGGCTCGTGGTGAGAGAGAATGGATTTTAATGCCGGGCACACAGTACTGTCTGTATATGAAATCCTTGAATGCCAATGACAATGTCCACACCATTGACATGCATTGGTACGAAGTTGAGCATAAAGACGCTACATTTGAATTTTAAAACATAAAACGCTCACTGACCTTTGGCACGGGGCGTTAGGTTTATCCGTTAACGTTGACAACCGGGAATCCATAACGGGTAACCCTTCTATAAAGCAGGTACTTTCCGGTAAACCTGCAAAGAGGTATTAACACTATGAGTATTGAAAACCTATTTTCGCACAGAGCCATGAAGAATCTGTCCCGCTACCTGTCGTCTAACAACGTGGCAACTCAGGCATGTGACATCAAGTCTGATGGTGGAACCGATTACAAATGGACGGGTACTGCGCAGTGCGTCATTGACGGTGCGTTCGTGGCCAGCCTTGCTGCCGCCGCAACAATCAGTCTTGCTGCTGTCGCAACCACAATTCCCCTGTCAGGAAAGCTGACCGGTGACGGTGAATCTCCGTTGGTCGGAAAAGTTATCGCTGACAACGGCCAGTTCTACATGCTGGTAACAGCACAGGCCGATGGAACTCCGAAAGTTTATTGGGCGCATGATGATGTAACAGCCGAAGACGATGCTGCGCCGACTCTGAAAATCCCTTATTACAGCCCTGACGAACTTCCGGTTGGTCTGGTTCTGTATGACAATGATGACCTTGGTGCTGCCATGACCATTGGTACTTCCATTGTGTCGGTCGATGATGACACATGGTACCAACTTCTTGGCCCGGCTCTGATGCCCCACGTTGACTTCTGGGATCAAAACTAAGTCGTAACCTAAACTTTTAAAAGGAGAAATAAATATCATGGGAATTGAAACTTTATTTGGATATCGGGCTATGAAGGACTTTGCAAGATACATGTCTTCACAAAATATGGCAACTCAAGCCATAGTCGTGAAGGGAAGTGCCGACAACGTTGCGTTTGCCTCAACTGGCACAGCGCAGTGTATTGTTGACGGTGCGTTTGTTGCATCCCTGACAGCAATCACTACTTTGGATTTGTCGGACGCTGCCGTTGCGCTTCCGATTCTACCACCGCTTGCACGCCGGGTAGACGGCCCACAGCCTCTGGCTGGAAAGGTCGTTGCAGATAATGGTCGTTTCTATCTGCTTATTACCACAAAGGCAGCCGGTGGAGACAGTGCTTCATACTGCCGTTGGGCGCACGATAGCCTAACAGCCGAAGACGCAGCAGCCGCTACTCTAAGGGTGCCGTACTATGGCCCGGACGAGCTAACCATTGCGCTGGTTGCGTACTCCAATGACGCACTGACAGCCGCTTATACTGTCGGAGCCTCACTGCTCGACCATGACGCTGATGCGACTATCTATCAGCTAATTGGGCCGTCCCTGTTACCTCACGTTGAGAACATGGACTTGAATTAAACTGTAAAAATCCGTGAAGGGGAAGTTGCATGACAGGGTTACCCGCTAATAGGGTGCTGGCTGCTGCCTTCCCCTTGACTAACTTAATTAGGGAGAGAGAAAATCATGGCTATTGATAGACGAGACTTCGGAGCGTACAGTTCTCAAATGATTCAACAAATGCTGGATGCCTTCGCACCCGGTGGAAAGATTGACTCTGAGACGCAAACGCTTACTAACAAAACTGTATCAGGTGCCTTCACTGGTGACATTACAGGTGACCTTACAGGTCGGGCTTCCCGTTTAGGGACAGGCAACACCCCGGTCAATGCTGTACCTGCGGGTACCGTGACTATTACGTTTACGGACGATTCAGCAGATACGGAAGTCATTGACTTTGGTGACGATACCTATGAAATTGATTTAGATGCTGGTGGTGTAACCGCTGGTAATATTGCCATTCCTCTGGTAACTGGTTCGATAACCAAAGAGGATGCAGCCGCTGCTTTCGAGACAGTCTTTAATGCAAGCGGCACCCATCTATGGACAGCCGTGGATCAATTAGACGGTACCGTAGAATTAGACCCAACAGCCATCGTTGGTGGTGGTGTGATTGGAAATGGCATTGTAATAGATGCCTCTGGAGCAGCCCATGCTTCGTCTGACGTGGCCACGACAATCAGTGGTGTAGATGGCACACCGGCCACAATCGGCACGGTGATATTCAATACAACCAAATTATATGTGGCAGTCACTGCCGCCACGATTTACACAATAGCCGCTTGGTACACGGCAGATTTAACAGTACTGTCATAACTGGTTACCTGCTTGGGTAACCACCTGAGCGGGTATAGCAAAGTCCGGTAATGCGGAAGGCTTCCACCCTTCTATGCGTAGGTTCAAATCCTACTACTCGCTCCACAATTTTGGCTTGTTAGCTTAGCATGGCTTAAAGCACCGGCTTGTCAGGTCGGGGATCAACGGTTCGAATCCGTTACAGGCCGCCATTTAATGGGGGAGTAGCTCAGTTGGGAGAGCAATTGCCTTGCACGCAATAGGTCGCAGGTTCGATCCCTGTCTCCTCCACCATCCATGCCGGGTTAGCTCAGTAGGAAGAGCGGTAGTCTTGTAAACTACTTGTCACAGGTTCGATTCCTGTACCCGGCTCCATACGGGGCTGGTCACGGGTTGCACTTGTGGACTCCAAATCCTAAAGGCAGGGTTCGATTCCTTGCAGCTTCGCCACACTAACAAAAAAGTTTCACACTAACATAACTATTTAACGGGGGGAAAAAAATGTTACGAGATAAAATTACACGAATTGCTCAGGCCAATATTCAAGAAGTATTGGTACCATTGCTTGAGCGGATTGAGGCACTTGAAGAAGCTATGGATGCCAAGTTTGCGGCTCCAGAGGTTGTTAAAGTGCCAGAGATCGTGCGTCAGCACAACAATCAATTACTGCAAGAAACGCTGGAAGGTGAAAACGATTACGTCCAGCGACATCTGGAGGATGAAGAATGCGAAGAACTGGAGACAAACACGGAGCCAGAAGTGGAGGCACCAGCACCAGAGTCGTCATTAAATGCAGACGACCTAACGGAAGCCAAGGAAGGTAAGTAATATGGGACGAGACAAAGGTACACCTAATCGAAGAAGTCAAATGCTTCTGCGTAAACTTGAAGACGATCATAAGTTCTTTGTTGTGAACGAACTGATTGAGCTATATGGTTACGAGAAGCAAATCGTGGTTTCTCTGGCAGAAAAGATTGGCAAGAATTTAGAAGCTAATCTGCCTGTGAATCAGGGCTTCAATGAAGAGGAAGCGGAAATGTATAATGCGGCGAATAAGAATGCAACCAGTATTCTTGTAAGGCTTCTCGCATATCTATACCCGAAGCTCAAGGCTACCGAAATCTCCAGTGGATCAGGTGACAAAGTCATCTTTAATATTAATACGATGCCAGAGGTTTCATCCGAAAAGAAACAACAGCATCCACCGGCAGAGGTGGTGCAACTTAAAAAATAACAGAGAGGCTATAAGGTATGGGCTGTGCTTTGGAAGCATGGCCAAGTTGGTTCGATTCCAACCTCTCTGACCAAGAGGGTTGGCGAATCGGCAAACGCAAGAGACTTTGAATCTCTCATAACTGGATCGACACCAGTACCCTCTTCCAATTTAGCGATCGTACAGAACCTCATTGGCCTCATACGCCTTTCGAGATCGGAGCATTACCGATGATCGCAACCAATTTGGGAAGGCTGGGTACGAGTGAACCTAAGAGACTGTAAATCTCCCGCCTAACGGCTGTGAAGGTGCAAATTCCTTCTCTTCCCACCACATACGATGGTGTAGGCCTAATAGGCATAGGGCTATGAGTCTCTCAAACTCAGGGCACGGGTTCGAGTCCCGTCACCATCACCAATTTTGGCGGGATGCGTGCATGGGCACAAACCGGTGTTGAATACCGGGCTGAGGTTACACTCAAGAGTTCGATTCTTTATCCCGCCGCCAGACATGGTGGCAGTCATAATAAGTAGTTAATACCTTCGGCTGTGAACCGGAGGGATGCCGGTGCGAATCCGGTCTGTCACCCCAATTATGGGGGTATGGTGAAACTGGTAGACGCAGGGGATTTAGAATCCCCCGGAGCAATCCGTGAAGGTTCGACTCCTTCTACCCCCACCATTTTAGGCAGGTTAGACAGATGGGAGAGTCACGCACTTTGCTAAAGTGTTCAGGGGTTAAACCCTTGCATGTTCGAGTCATGCACCTGCCGCCACATAGCAGCGTAGCTCAGTGGTAGAGCAGACGACCGATAATCGTCAGGCCGAAAGTTCAAGTCTTTCCGCTGCTACCAGAAGGGTCGGTAGCTCAGTCAGGTCAGAGCAGTAGGCTGTTAACCTACGGGTCGAAGGTTCAAATCCTTCCCGGCCCTCCATACTAACCAGTACCTTAAGGAGAAAACGCAATGAGTACAATTGAAGAAATCAAAGACAAAATGGCAGAAGCCAAGGACTCCGTTGAGGACTCTCTGGAAGACATTGAAGCCAAACTGCGGGAACGCAAAGTGGATTTGGAAATTGAGCTTGACTCAATTAAAGACTCTCTTGGTGAGAAACTTGATGATGCCAAAGAAGAGATCGAAGGTTTTGTGAACAAAATCAAAGCCAACATCAAACCGATTCTGATTGGTGTAGCACTTTTCGCTGGTGGAATTTTTGTAGGTTCACTAAGCTCAATCCTGTAAGGGGGTAAATCATGTCAGTATATTGGAAATCAGGGGCTACTGTGAAGTGGACTGAGCCTCTGATTGGGGCCACGGTTCATTGGTATGGCCTTTATAAATGGAGTGCATTTGACTCAAGTTGGAAAATATTTAACGTAGATTCATTTGACTCCTCATGGCAGATACGTGCTGCGGCTGGATTTGATTCAGCTTGGAAGATTTTTAATACCAACACATTCGATTCATCTTGGAAGATTTATAATTTAGATTCTTTTAACTCTGCATGGAAAATCTTTAATGTTGATTCGTTCGATGCGGCTTGGAAAATCTATAACTTAAATGCTTTCAATTCAAGCTGGAAGATATTTAATCTTGACTCGTTTAATTCCAGTTGGAAGATATTTAATCTTGACTCATTCAATTCGAGTTGGAAAATTTATAATTTAGATTCGTTTAATTCGTCATGGAAAATCTTTAATTCGACAGGGCAAGATTTTAGCTGGAAGATTTTTAACCTTGCTGCGTTCGACTCCAGTTGGAAGTTATACAATCTTGCAGATTTTGATAGTTCGTGGACAGTGATTGGGGTACAGTATGAGCCAATTACTTTAGTCAAAGTGAATCCATTACTTTTTACAATTGATGCGCATCCTTTGATTTTTCAATTCAAATCATTTAATTCAACATTGCCAATAACTACACATACAGTAAAACCAGTTGACTTTTCAATCAGTGCGACTCCGGTAGAGACAGATATCAAAGCCCATCCGGTAGACACTGAGTTTGTAACAACAAAACATAACCATACAAGTGAGGTAATTTAATGGCTGCTGTAATAGAATTTAGACTAACCGGTGGAGGCGCAAACGCTGACCCAGATGCATCTTTAGGTGGTACCATGAGTTCCGTGGAAATCTCAGGAACAGTCATGAACAATCTATTTGATCATGTGGACGAAGATGAGGCTACACCCGGCGACATTGAGTACCGGGCGTTTGATATCTATAACTCCGGTGCCGATCAAGCTGATGATGTCACCCTGTGGATAGATGATGAAACTGCTTCAGGCGATACCGCAATTGATGTGGGTATTGACGCTACAGCTACGCAGGAACTGGCAGATGAAGACACAGCCCCGGACGCACCAGTTGTGACCTTTACCCATCCGACCACTGAGGGTGCCGCTTTAGATTGTGGTGACATTGCTGCCTCTGCTGCGGTTCGTATTTTTGTCAGACGGACAGTAGGCGCTGCTGCGGTCAACCACAACAATGATCTGTGCGGAATAACTGTACGTTTCGCTTAAAGGTGTAAGTTATGCCAGACAAAAACTTTTACCCCGCTGTAGGTCTTCTTGGTGGAACCACGGATGATCTGGATGGGATAGACGGAGCTATTCTACTTGACAATTACAAAAGTTTTACGTTTGACGGTGATGAGCTATTCCTGCATAATCTGGATGCGGCTTCTGGTGCGGGTGAATCAAGCCCCGGCATTATCGCCCCGGACAACAACCCCGGCTCCAAACGTTGGATACTGATTGACAAGTTACGATTAGCAGAAACGGGATCAGAGACATTTAAAATTGGATCAGCCGGTACGCTTGAATACAATCAGAGTTCCCCTGCCGGTACAACCGTGCTGGGTTACAATGGGTATTTTTATGCAACCCGTGTTTATAATGCGTATCTCTCTGACTATGCCGATTTTATTAAATTGGCTGGCCCTGATGCACAGCCCGGCTATTGCTATAAAGCGTCTTGGATAGGCGCAATGAAAGCCGATAAACGCTGTCAGGAAGGAATCTTAGGTATCTCCTCTGACGTGTACGGCATGGCAGTCGGCCAACGAAAAAGCCAAAGACAGGTGCCTCTCGCAGTTGCGGGATGGGTGCTTGCTCACATAGACAATAAGCGTTATCACCCCGGTACGGTGCTGACCAGCAATAAGCATGGTGAGCTTACAAAGATGCGGTGGTATGAAAAGATTATTCATCCAGATAGAATTGTGGCCGTTTACATTGGCAAAGAACCAAACATCATCTGGGGGCCACCGGGAAATGAGGTTGAGGTTAACGGAAGGCATTGGGTAAAGGTAAAATAAAATGGCTCAACAAACATGGACTGACCCTTCTTATGCGGTGACATTCAAGCCAGTTCATGCAGACGAACTGCAAGATGCCATTAATGCATGGGAAGCCGCTTACGGTATTTCGTTAACAACCTTCACGGATGAAGAGCCAACAACGAATACACGGATAGATGCGCTTCTCTTCACAGAAATGCAAGATGCTTTAGATGCTCTCAAGACCTTAATTGGTGAGGGTACATTCACATGGACAGCGGCAGCGGGGTATATATTTGGAAGCATCCCAATGACAGATGGGGGTGATCCGCTGGTTGAAGAAGTCAGAGACAACATGAACTATATACAGAATGGCAAGTGCTATCAATGCCATAACTGTGATACTGATACCTGCGGCTGTGATGCTACATGTGATGGATATGTCTGTAATTGTGATGCCTCCTGTGATGGGAATGTTGACTGTACTTGTAATGCTTCGTGCTTTGGTTATTCAGCATGCTCGTGCAATAGCGCTTGCTACGGAAACGTAAATTGCTCATGCAATAATACCTGTCATGGATATGGGGCATGCTCATGCAACGGCGCTTGTAACAGTCAATCGTGTAAGGCTGATTCATGTAATTGTGACTTTTCATGTCAGGGTCATTCGGCTTGCTCATGCAATAATACATGTTACGGAAACGTAAATTGCTCCTGCAATAGCGCCTGTTTTGGATACTCAGCTTGTAGCTGTGATTCATCTTGTGATGGAAATGTTGACTGTACGTGTGATTCAGTTTGTAACAATGAGGGTGCGTGTTCTTGTGATGTGACGTGCTTTACCGATGTATGTGTTCAATGTCACGTTGCAGCTTATGAGTATCCTTGGACATAAATTTTAAATTAGTGTTAGGAGGGAAACTAAGGTGTGGAATTGGATTAAAGATAAATTTAACAAATTGAAAAGCATCAGTTATGATTGGCTACCGCTATCAGGCATGGTGCTAATTGTCTATATGATTCAGCGAGGATTTTCTGCCATAGCAAAATCAGGTGTGGTGGAAATGAACTTGAAACAAGGAATGGGGATTTTCTTTACAACCGTTTCCTTATCAGTTCTGGCACTTGGCTTTATGAGCGATCGTGTGAAAGCACATTACCTAATAGCCGCTGCCACCTTTGCGGGTGTCTTAGGTATTCTTGGAGCAGCCTTTAACATGTGGCTGTTTGGAATCGGTCTGGGACTCGCAGCCGCAGCAGTTAAGATACTGCCGTTTGCAGTGCCGCTAAAGAATAAGGATAGTGAGATTGACTCATTACGAGTTGCACCACAAGCATCAGCCAAGACTTTCGGAAGTGCCCTTTTCTATTTGCTACTGGCCGCTGTAGTCAAAGCCGCTGGCTTTAGTATGTTCGCAGCAGCAGCAGCCGCACTCTTTGCCTTCTTTGGTACATGGGCTTCGTTCGCAGTTAAAGATCATTCGTTCAAACTTCTATCATGGAGTAAAACGAAGGTTGCGGAATTGCTCAAGACTCCGAAGTGGTGGTACTGGACAGCTTGGCATACGATCATCGGATGCGTGTATTATCTCTGTATCACAAAGGTGATCCCGGCATTCATGACTTTTGGTATGACCAAGATGGAAGCCATTTACGCTTTTGGTATTGCAGCCCTAAGCACAGCGCTACTTCGTTGGCCCGGTGCTTGGTTAGGTACCAAGATCGGATACTGGAGAGCAATGTTGATTGCTGGTGTATGGCAGCTTGCTAATATCTGGCTGTTGATTAATCACCCCATAATTGGGCTACCGTCCTTTTTCATTGGGATTCAACTAAACACTCAAAACTATTGGGCCTGTGCGAAGGAATGGTTCAAAGGCGACAAACTTGGTACCGCAATCGGAATGGCCTTTGTCATAACCTATATCGCTTTGGGCTTCACTTTTGGAAGATGGTAAAATGGAAGTCATTAATCGGGAACAGGAATATAATCTAATCGCTGATCATGCTAACAATCCGATCGTTCACTTTGGATTGCAGGGCAAGAATGTATCATACCTACACGCTGGGCATGCGTGGATGATATCAGAGATTAAACGCTTGCGGCCAGACGCAAAAATAGTCGTAAAGATATTTATGCCAATTCTCGAACTCTTTACCCTGTCAGGTTGGTTAGATGGTGGAGATAGCTTTCACCCAAACTACCTCAAGCCCTATGAGCAAGATGCCCTTTTAGAGTGGTGTACCAACCACGGAATTGACTACGTTTTAGAAATGAGTCTGGAAGAGTTCACACCGTGGCATAATGATAAAGATCGAATGGGCGCAGCAGTCATGCTCCCTCTACATAATTTAGACTTTGATGCGCTTTACAAACCGTTTGATAAAATTGTGGAGAAAGCAGATAAGATTATGCTTGATGATGAATTAGATATTTTTCATAATAAAATGATTGTTGGTCTTTTGCGATCGCATTTGATTGCGGCTCTTTCCGGTGCAGTTGATTATAAAATTAAGGCTTCTGGAAAAAGAGATTTGTATATGAACATGGCCAAGGAATACATTTATAAAACTTATTCCAAGTATGAAGACTATCTTTTAATTGACCCGTACATAGATGAGGACTATGGTGTGCCTGTAAGTAGCTCCCGGCTTCTCATTGATGGTGCCGATGATTTTACCAAAGAGGAAAAGGCTAAAGTCAAAAAGGCAGCCTTGGATTTTTTAGACGACAAAACTGAACCCACTTTTAAATATACACCGAAATGGTTAAAGGGTTTATCATACTCAAAACTCAGCTACCAGCTACCAACTGGCCGTTGGCTGGCAATACGAAAAATTAAGTAAGGAGATATATGATGGAGGGATTATCATCCTGCACCCTTGATTTAACAGAGGGTTGTAACTTAGCGTGTGATTATTGTTTCACACATTCGCAGCATAAATCGAAGCATCTCACAATTGACATGGGAAAGCGGATACTTGATTGGTGGATGCCTCAAACGTCCACTGACAGGCCTCTGAGTGTCACATGGTGGGGTGGGGAGCCATTAATCCGATGGGATACCCTACAAGAGTTGACGTACTATGCTGAGGCCAAGGCCAAAGAGTTAGGTCGAGAGGTTTCTTTTGGTGGTACCACAAACGGTGTTCTTTACACACCAGACAGAGTGAAGTGGTGTCTGGAGCATAAGTCACTGTTTATGATATCTATGGATGGCCTAAGAGATCAACATGACGCTCACCGTTGCTTTAAAAACGGTACTGGCTCATGGGATAAGGTAGTTGAAAATGTGCGTCTGGCCTTAGCGGTTGTACCGTCTACAAAGGTGCGTATGTCGCTGCATGCAGATCACGTTAAAGACTTTTTTAAATCTATAAAATTTATGTTTGAAGATTTGGGATTACAGGAAGCAATTTATTCTCCGGTCTATGAGTCTAATTGGACACCTGAGAATCTTAAAATTGCGGCAGAGCAACTTGCGTTGACTGTAGAGTACCAAGTCGAGCGGGTTAAGAAAGGGTTACCTGCTACAATCAAACACCTTAATGATGAAGCCATTGGTAACGGTGGGCCGAAGTATAATCCATGCGGTGCCGGGACTCATTATATGTCATGGTCAGTAGACGGGTATGGTTTTCCGTGTCACCGATTTAACAAACACGGGTTATCCGCTAACGAAAAAGCAGCGTCACCAACGTGTATCGCTCAACCAAAGGGAGACTCGTTCGAATGGATAAACCGGGACTTCCTTGACGAGTTCGACTTTATCAACGATCCCTGCACAAGCTGTCAGAAGTGCGAGATTTGGGGTGCGGGTAAATCGGGCTGCAACGGCGGGTGCTATGCAACCAATTACGACTTTACGGGTGACATACGTAAACAGCCTAAAGTTGAATGTGCGTTCACCAAAGTCCAGCACGAAGCGGGGTTATTGCTCCGGGCCAAAGCCAAAGAAGCTGGTGTGAGTTTAATGCAGAGTCCTCAACAGCATAAGCCTAAAGGCTGCGTTTGTTTTAACATGTGTTATTCAGAAGGAACCGATAGGGAGATCATCCATTTAGACCGAAGCTCTGAAAGGGCTTGCGTATGCGACCATACAAACTACACGGGTAGTACAGAGGCTCAGGCCCGACCTATTCAGAACCGTTTTGCGGATCGGGAAATACTTACAAAGTTCTTGAACCTGAGTAAACGGATATTGGCTAACCCAGAGGGTGATGAAAAACAGCGTGAACTCTCAAACGACATTTTAAACAAAACGATAAGGATGATAGAAAATGCCAGATTTTGAACGTAAAACAATAGAGGTCAGATATTACAGTGATGATTACGGCCCACATAATTTTGACATGGAAGAAGCCCTACCAACAGGTACGGTACTTTCCTCAGCAACCGTCAAAAGTTATCTTGGCAAAGTCGATAAGGAAGACGCAATCGCTGATCAGACAGAGACAACTTCTGAATTGATTAACGATTCAAAATCCATCGTAATCTCTGATTATATCATTTCTGTTTACTTCGAGTATCCGTCTACCGCAGCTTACAAGAGCGGTCAGAAGCATACGGTTATATTTGAAGTCACCTTGGACAATGGCGCAAAGCACAATTACTACTTTCAGTATGCAAGAGTGTTTTAAGATCATGCGGGATCATTGCGCCTTTGCGAAGTTAAATGGTAGTGGTCGGTGTATAGCTGACTGTCACCGTAACTTAAAGGTGGGTTTTAAACATGACTGCGAAGGAATTACTCGTGAGCGAGAAGAGCATTTAGAAATCGAAGGACGTGAATATCAACTTGGGGGGAGATTTAAAAAGAATCATGGAACTAAACTATAGCAGCATACCAACGTTCGCACAGATACATGCAGATGATCGGAAGTACTTATTCTGCCGGGGGCCAGTAGGCTCTGGAAAATCATCTGGTTGTATTTGGCAGATCGTCTTAAACGCCATGAAGCAAAAGGTTTGGTATGACAACACACGGTTCAGTCGGTACGCAATCATACGAGCATCGTACCCGGCGTTGAAATCGACCGTCATTAAATCATGGAAGAACTGGTTTAAGGGCATGGTCAATATAGTGTACGATACACCTATCCGTGGAGAGCTACGGTTCCCGCACCCTGACGGGGAATCGCTGGTTGACATTGAGTTGGTCTTTATCGCTCTCGACCGTGAGGACGATGTCAACAAATTACAATCCTTGGAGTTAACTGGCATGCATATCAATGAGTGTGCTGAGATTCCAAGAGGCATCCATCAGATGTCCAAGTCTCGTATTAACCGGTTCCCACAAGAGCCGGGTGATGAATCATTAAGACCTGTATCACCATTTATTATTTGTGATTACAACTCCGTTGATACTTCGCATTGGCTTTACACTATTGCAGAAGAAGAGAAGCCACCGAAGCATGGTTTCTACCATCAGCCGTCAGCACTGCTTCTGGTAGCCAACAACGATCCAAGGATTGACTCTAAGGAGCCAATTGTTGATGTTGCTGGGAACCATTATATAATCAACTACGAAGCCGATAATGTTAGAAACGTACCTGACGATTACTACCAAGATCAGGTATACGGAGCCAGACCAGATTGGGTCAACATTATGATCCTGAACAACTATGGTCTGATGCAGAGTGGGCGGCCAGTGTACCCAGAGTTTGATGATAATATTCATACAGCAAAGAATATTCACAAACCTCTTAAGGGTGTGCCACTGGTAATCGGAATGGACTTGGGCCTAACACCCGCTGCCTGTATAACGCAGCTTACGCCGATGGGAGAAGTTCTGGTACTGGACGAGTTGGTAACAGAGGACTGTTCAATTGAGAAGTTCTGTGAAGACCATCTTAAACCGTATCTCAAGAATAACTACAAAGGCTTTGCGTACCAATTGATTGTTGATCCTTCAGCCACGAAACGGTCAGACAATGATATGCGTTCAGCGTGTGAAGTCATTAAGGCGGCTGGCCTACCGTATCGTACCGGGCTGACAAATAACTGGACAAAGCGTAAGGAATCTGTGGTACACGTTTTGCGTAAATTAAAGGGCTTCATTTTAAATCCAACTTGTGAGGTATTACGAAAAGGATTTATCAGTGAGTACCATTTTGAAAAGAAGCGTGTTGCCATTTCAGCAGGGAACTCCGATCCAAAGTTCCACGAAAAAGCAGATAAGAATATTTACTCACACGTTCATGATGCTTTACAGTATGCGGTCATGGAATTGACAGGGGGGAGAACAGCTAAGGGCCGTAAGAAGCTCAAGGCCAAGCATACTGAGACACCCACTAATATGCCAGCAGATAGTGATGCCGGTTACTAAAAGAGGACGTTATGCCTAAAGATAATCCAGAAGCATATAAAGACGATTTTGATGGTGCCTTTGATGAAATCGAAACCGCTGAAAAAGACGGTACCGGCATGGATGGTATTATCGAAATGGAGAAATACAGAACTCCATTAGGTTCTAACCTGCTGTCTATGTTTGGTGAGTTTGAGCGTGACAAGAGGCTCACAGAAGAGCGGTGGATTAAAGACCTTCGCCAATACCGGGGAGAGTATGACCCGGAAGTGTTGGCCAAACTTCATCCGAAACGATCTAAGGCTTTCTTAAGTCTAACTCGAACTAAGACGAAGACAGTCGCAGCAAGGGAAACTGACTTGCTCTTTCCCGCTAACGGCGATAAGAACTGGTCTATCAGTCCGTCACCGATCCCTGAGCTACTGCCAGAGGTCATTGAATCCATCATGCTGCAATACCAAGAGCAGACCGGTGAGGAGCCTACGGAAGAGTTGATCCGAAAGTTCATCAATGAAGAGGCAGAGTTGCGTAGCCGTAACATGGAACAAGAAATGCACGACCAGCTTAGTGAGTTGAAATACCGCTGGATTATCCGTCAAACGATTTTCGATGGAAACCTGTACGGAACAGGTATCCTGAAAGGCCCACTGGCCAAGACGGTCACATCGAAACGTTGGTTACCTAATCAGGAAACCGGCGAATGGGTAACCATTGAAATGAAGAAGCTGACTCCATACTGTGAAAACGTATCAGTATGGGACGTGTATCCTGACATGTCTGCACGCCAACCGGATGAAATGAGAGGAGCGTTTCAACGTTATGTCATGAACCGGCATAAGGTGGAAGAGTTAGGCCAGAGAGACGACTTCAATGGCGCAGCAATCAACGCATACCTCCGACAGTATCCTGATGGTGATGCAGAGTTAAAGACCTTTGAGAACGATCTGAGGGGTCTTAATAACACATCTATATCCCAGACGTGGAGTGACAAGCATGAGTCGAGTGGCCCCGGCGTGATTGGCCGTAAAGGAAAATACGAGCTAAAAGAGTATTGGGGATTCTTGAGCGCTGACAAACTCCGTGATGCCGGTGTAGATATTCCAGACGAGTTTCAACTGGAAGTCGCAGCGAACGTTTGGATTTTGGGTGACATTATAATTAAGGCAAATGTCTCTCATATCGAAGGCGTGACACTGCCGTACCATTTCTATTACTATGATAAAGACGATACCAGCCTTTGGGGAGAAGGTATCCCCAGCATTATGCGACAAGCGCAAAAGTTATTTAATGCGTCTGTCAGAGCAATGCTTGACAATGCTGCTATCTCAGCCGGGCCTATCATTGAGGCCAATACCGATCTGCTTGATGTAAACGAAGACCCAAAAGATTTATATCCGTTTAGAGTCTTCCTGCGGGACGGTACTGGAACTGATGCAACCGCTCAGGCCATACGGGTCTATAGTCTACCTTCATACACCAATGAGTTCATGGCGATGATTAATTTCTTCATGAGCGCAACGGATGAAGTAACGGCTATTCCACGGTACATGTACGGCGACAGCCAGAACGTAGGCGGCGCAGGTAAGACGGCTTCCGGGCTTTCAATGCTTATGGGTGCAGCCAATGTAACCGTGAAGGATCAGATTAAAAACTTTGATGATGGTATTACCCTACCTTTTATTAAAGGGCTTTACTTCTGGAACATGGAGTTTAATCCGAAGGAAAATATCAAGGGTGATTATCAGGTCATGGCAAAGGGTAGTACTTCGCTAATCGCAAGAGAAGTAAAAGCGGAGTCACTTATCACTTTTATGAATGTAACCAACAACCCGACCGACCTTATGTATACCAAACGGGACAACGTCCTTCGAGAGTATACCAAGGTTCTTGATCTGGACGACATGGACTTGATCAAAGACCCGAACTCTGTCAAGATTGAAGAGAAGAGTCGAGCCGAAGCAGCCGCAGCCGATGCACAGTTCGAGAAGGATTTGGCAATGCTTAAAGCTCAGTCAGGTGGTCACGTAAGTAATGATCCGGGCGCAGCGGGAGATACCAATAACGCTGGCCCCGGCAACCAGAAGGATTTGAGTACCGGCGGGGGCACAGAGATTAAGCCCAACAATGGTAACCCAACCGCATCTGCACAGTAAGGAGGGACTATGCAACAACGGAAAACGGTAATGGCTGAATGCAAGGAGTTTGCCCAGACAGACGCAGCCCGTGCATTTCGTAAACTGGTCGGTGTTTGGATAGCCGACCTTCGGGAAAAGAACGATACAGCGGAGCAAGACGAGTTCTTAAAAAATCAAGGCGCAATCAGGGAACTCAAACTGATGCACAAGGGGATTGGCCCCAAAGTCCAAGTCACTGAATATGACGGTGCCTTCGGAGAATAATCAGACAGGAGGGAACCTGTCAAGTAATGCCCCTGCCCTGCAAAGGCTACGGGGATACGTTAGGAGACACTATGATTACATTAGATCAAAAAGCACGAATAGAAGAGTTAGAGGCAATCGAAACTTTAAAGGCTGATGAAGCCGAAGAGTTAAAAACACTGAAAGCTCTTGAACCCGATGATCCTAATCAGGATGAATTTGATGCCGGTTGGGACGAACTGGAAGGTAAGAAAGTTACCAAACCACTTGATGAAACAGATGCTGATCAGGAAGCTCAGTTAGCAAAGAATGAAGAAACGGATGCCAAAGCTAAAGCGAAAGCGGAAGCAGACGCACTGGCAAAAGAGTCTCAGTCCACTGATTCTGGTGACACAGACGGTGACATTCTTAACACCGCCCAAGCTGACCCCGATAAGACGCTTGATAGTGATGGTAAGAAAATCACCCCTGATCCCCGTGACGCAGAGATTACAGCGCTGAAAGATGCACAGTCAGCGCAAGAGCAGAAGATGCGCTCGTGGGACGGCAGGATTAAAGCTGCGGAGAAGCGTGCAGCAGAGGCTGAACAAAAGCTCAAAGACGCAGAGGCTAAGGGAAAAGATAGTACATCGGAAGTCTCCCCTGATATTGATGATGCTGAGTTGAGTGTTTTCTTCAAAGAATATCCTGATTTGGAAGGCCCAATGAAAAAGGTAGCGGAGAAGTTAGCTACCAAGATTTTCAATGACAAGATTGGCGACAAGATTGAAACGCTGGAAGAGAACCAAGGAGCAGCGCAGGAAACTGCACAGGTAGAGGCTGATAGGATTCACATGGCCGCTATCAATACAGCCCACTCTGATTGGCAGAAGATTTATGACTCAGGGGCGCTGGAAACTTGGATCAAACGACAGCCTGAATACTTGCAGCCCAGATTGCATGAGATTCTAAAAAAGGGTTCCGCATCAGAGGTTATCGGTATGTTTGACAGTTATAAACGTGCCGCTGGCAAAGGCAAAGAAACCACAACCAATTCTGCAAGTTCTGAGGAGAAGAAGGCTAAGGCCGCAGCGATCGAAGCAGTACCTGCCAGCACCGCTGGCGCTAAGAAGGGTGCTGTTAAAATCACTAAGGACGACTTCGATGGAGCTTGGGACGAGTTAGAGAAAAAAGACGAAAAGCAGAAGTAAACTATTTAAGGAGACACCATTATGAGTCAAGTCATTTATGGAGATATTAGCCCCCGTACCGCAGCATACGTTGTCAGAGAACTTCTGAAACGTGGAATGCCGGTACTTGTTTTTGAGAAGTTCGGTCAGTCGAAACCGCTTCCTAAAAACTCGACAAAAACAGTATCGTTCAGACGGTACTTCCTGAAAGACGCCGCTCTTTCGACCTTTACACCGGCAGCGTATTTCTCCACCGACAACTTCGATCCGACCCAGAAGCAACTGACAGAGGGTGTAACGCCTTCCGCAACCGCTCTGAGTAAACAGGATGTTACCGCTACGCTCGTGCAGTACGGCGACCGGGTGGAAATTTCTGACGTGGTCATGGACACTCACGAAGACCCCGTTCTTCAAGAGGCCATCGAAGTCCTTGGTGAGCAAGCACCGATCATTCTGGAATCCGCACGTTTCAACGTTCTAAAAGCGGGAACCAACGTGATCTATGCGAATGGTACAGCACGTACCGATGTTAACACCGTTCTGGCACTGGCCGACCTTCGCCGGGCAGAGCGTTCTCTTGAGCGGCAGCTTGCTAAGCCGATCATGAGTATGGTTCGTTCGACTCCGTCTTACGGGACAGAGGCGATCCTACCGGCCTTCGTAGGCGTGTGTCATACCGACATGCGTTACAATCTTGAGAAGCTGACGACCTTCGTGTCACCGGCTGACTACGGTAGCGTTTCACCGTGGGACAACGAGATTGGTGCGATTGGTAAAATCCGCTTTGTCGCCTCTACACTCGTAGAGCCGTGGCGAGGTGGTGGTGCAAGCTCCGGTTCTAACGTCCTTGAGACGGGTGGAATCGCAGACGTGTATCCGATCCTAATCTTTGCAAAAGACGCTTATGGTCTGGTTCCGCTGAAAGGCAAAGCCGCCATTACGCCGATGATCGTGAACGCAAAACCTTCGGATTCCGATCCGCTGGCACAGCGTAATCACGCATCTTGGAAGTCGATGCAAACGACCATCATCCTGAACGACTCATGGATGACCCGGATCGAAGTTGCAATCTCAGACGATGATGCCCTGACCTAAAGATCGGTTTAGGCTAATTGTCTTGGTAGTAATTAGTATAGTGGTTTGGGTCGGGACTCCCTCCCCCGGCCCTCTCCACTTTAAAAATAAGAGAGGGATAATGTGAGGGCTAACCTGTTACCCAGCAGAGATCAAGGAGATATAATTATGAGTAAAACAAATTTATGGAGTTGGAAAGATTCCGAAATTCAAGGTGAACTGGATCGTCTCAGTATCAAACTTGAGAAGTACAATCGTAAAGCAGCAATTGACGCAATCAAACTGGCCGCAGTTAAAGGTGAAGTGGAGGAAACCCAAGAGCATGTGCAGGAGTTGAAAGACAAGGGCATTGATCTTAGAAAGGTTATCTTTCATTCCATCGGAGAGCAAGACATACCGTATGTCTTCGTAGGCCATAACGGACGTGGCTTTTACATTCCCAAAGAGATCGAAGTCGAAGTTCCGAAGTACATTCTCGATTCATGTATTAAGGATGCGGTTGAGGATCGTCTCTATCCCGCTACCATGATGGACGGTAGCATCGAATGGAAGTCACGAAAAGTCCAACGTTACCCTTACAGTTACGTTGACTAATCGGAGGAGAAATGGCTGAGACTTATCAAAGCATAATTGATAAAGCTGAAATCATACTACAGGATGAGGATTCGGATCAAACAACCCGGCGCTGGACAGAAGCTGAGATGTTAGGTTGGGTCAAAGATGGTGAGACGGAAATCGCTAAACTTAAAACCGATTCTTATCCTGTGGTTGAAGCCGTGGCTTTAGCAGCAGGTTCGCAACAATCCCTACCTACACGAGCAGTGATGCTTCTTGACGTGCTGAGTAATATGGGCACAGATGGATTAACTCGTGGAGATGTGGTAGAGGTAGTTGATAAGAAGTTGATGAACGCTATCAATCCGGGCTGGATGGCTGACACGGCCAATGCAGTAGTTACGCATGTTATATATGATTCCAAACGGGCACCGAAACTCTTTTGGGTGTATCCGAAATCAACAGGTACAAATTACCTTGAGGTCATGACCGGGAAGCTGCCTGACAATGGTTCAAAAGTTATTGGTGACGACATTATGATGGAAGACGAGTATGCCAATAGCCTATTGCATTATTGCTTGGCTTTATGTTTTTCAAAAGATACTGATATTGAAAACAGCTTTCTACGCACAAAGGGACACATGGATATCTTCTTAGAGAGCCTTGGCCGTAAGGAAGGCGCAGAGGAGATTTATAGTCCAAAGAAAAATAGGGAGACTGACTAATGGCACATACCACAGCAATCACAGAATTGAAACAACTGATCAAGCCAGACGTTTTGTCATGCCCTGATCCGATCGTTCAGCGTGAAGTAGTCACAGTCATTCTGGACTTCTGTAAGAAGACAAATATCCTACAGCGAGAGTTTGAGTTGGATATTGACGAAGACGATATTGATGATGATATCCAAGATTGTATCGACTTCGACATATCTGAATTTTGTCTGAACCTTCGCCCGGTAACTCTTCTTGAGATCATGATTGACGGAGAGCGCTATGTACCTTACAAGCGTAACATACGTAACACCCTGACGAATTGGGAGCAAACCAATACTGGTGCAGGTAGTGTTATTGCAAATGATAATCGGTTTAAGTTCTTTTGGATTCCAAACAATCATACCATACGAGTCTTTGATATGGCTGACGACATGAGTACAATCTATTTTAAACTGTCTTTAAAGCCCCTGAGAGACGCTACAACGATCGACACCGATCTATTTGAGGATTGGTCAGAGGCTTTCGTAGCTGGTGCAAAGTTTCGTATCCTTAAGATGCCGGGTCAAGTCTGGACAGATGGGCCTTCGGCTGGTGACTATCGTAGAGAGTATCGAAAGTATGTATCGAATGCAACCAAACATGCAATGTCTGGTGGTACCTCAACTCACCAAGAAACAATCAAATGGAAAGAATTTTCGGGAGGCGTATAAATCATGGCCGACTTAGCCGTTCAAATAACAAACAATGCCACCGGGCAATTAGACGCTGGCATATCCGCTGCTGCGCTTACGCTAACAATGAAGGTTGGTGAAGGTGCAGAGTTTCCGTCAACCGCTGGTGACAATTACTTCTACGTCACTCTTCAAAAGGCAGATGGTAATTGGGAAATTGTAAAAGTCACAACTCGTACCGCTGACGTGTTCGATGTGATCGTCCGTAATCAAGACTCTTCAACAGGTGCAGCACAAGCCTTCACTGCAAATGATATTGTCAGTCTACGGCCATGCGCTCAGATTATTGAAGACATGATCACCGAAATTGTTTCACATCAGATTCAACTCTATGCTCCGGTCGGAACCAAGATGTACTTCTATTGTGATGATGGAGACGTGCCTGATGGGTGGACGTATGATGCTGGTGTTGCTGATGTTGTCCTTGCTATAAAGGGTGGATCAGACGACTACAACGTAGCCGGTGGGCAAGTAGTTGGTGATTGGGATCAAGGGACTCACGTTCATGCTATGAATGACCATACGCATACAACCCCTGATCACATATTAACTGAAGCTGAAATGCCCAGCCATACACATACAACCAACTCAAACGGCGGCCATAATCATGATCTGTCCCGGCGAACAGGAAATCCCGGCTCGTCTACCAACGCAGCAGTTGAGGGTGGCGAGGGTGATTCTCATCCCATTGATCAAAGTGGCCACGTAAGTACGGAAGGCGCACATACACATACAGCCCTTGCCGCAGGTAGCGGGGATGCGCATAATCATGGTGCAACTGGATTGAGTGGTACGGCTGATGGTGGCGCAAGTCAGACTCCAGCCACGTACCGGCCAGAGGCAGCCAATGGTGTTATTGCAACAAAAGATTAATCTTAACTTTGGGAGGGAAACCAAATGACAGGAACATGCTACATCAAATGTCCGTGGTGGAAAAAGTATAAAGAAAAGTGTCCTAATTTTATTAAGACAACTTGGAGGCCGGGTGGTGGAGGCCAGCCAGAGACGATTGACGACTGCGCACCCAAACGATCCACGCTAATGCTCATGGTTGTATTAGAGCGCTTAGAGGGTCAACAGACCGCCGCCAATAAAGAACGCAACCGTCAGAACACCAATATCAAATTAATGGTTGCACACATTGGGCAACTTTCGGACGGCAACCCAATGCCTAAATTAACTTATGACGCAGAAGCAGAGGTACTTCAAATTGAAGATAACAATAAATAATTTTGAAGGTACGCAACCAAAATTAGCTACGCATTTACTCAAGGATACTCAGGCACAGATAGCTCAGAATGTCCGGGTGGAGAAGAGTGACCTGCGTGCATGGAATAGAAATGACGTGCAGCAGATTATTGCTGCGGCTGCGTATAAATCTCTTCATAGATATACAGAAGGCATCAATTCAAATTGGTTATACTCTGTGAATGATCTGGATTACGCAGAGTCACCAATCGCCTCTGATCAATTCGAGAGACTTTACTATACGGGCGAGGCCGAACCCCGTGCGCATGTGAATGATATTGACAGCGCACCGTTCGATCAGACCACAGACTATTATAAGTTTGGCCCTGCTGTTCCGGTTGATACTGGAACTTG